GGCTTACCGTACTTATGAAGCTTTGTGGACTTCTCCGCCTCTGTGTCCAGCATGGTCACAAATTTCATGTGCGGCAGGATGTGAAGAGCCATCATTGATTCGCAGGTGACAAAGTACAACCTGGCCTCCCAACTTAACATGGCAAACATCCTCGGGATCATCTTCAGCTCCTTTTCCTTAGGTCGAAGTGCTATGGCCAGCCAGCTCTTGTCCCAGTTTCGCTCGGAAAACTTCGCCAGAATTTCATCCACACTGACCATCTCTGTTCTGATGTATTTACATACAAGCCTCCTCTCGGATAGGTCTCCGACTGATCCTCTCACTTTCCCCTTGAGGTGCTTCTCAATTGATTTTAGCCCTGGCGATATACTTCTGTCGGCCAATAATGAGGCCACACTCACCGAGGACAGCGGGGAGAAGCACCTCAGCATCTTCACTAAATACCAGTCCTCCTTACGATACATGGGATCTCCTTCTTCGATGTCCTTGTCATTCTCTACAGCCCATCTCAGATGCGAGAGTCGCGGCAGATCCGTCACATCCATTTTGGGCCAGGCTCCTTTCTCACCTCTCCAGCTTGTGGCGAAGAGCTTCCGGAAGTGTGCAATCCCAGGAGCGATCAGGTCATGATCTATTGCAATTGGTTCCTCTGACAGTTTATACAATGCCTTGTACCCCTTGTCTCCGTCAACAGCAGGATGCCCAAATGACCTGAAGACTCCTTTTAGCTCGTTCAAGTGATGGACGTTTCCGATTTTTCTCTGGATCTTCCTCCAAAAGCTCCTATCTTTTGGTGTGAGTCCCTCAATGGTCTCATCCATAAAACTCGAGACAGCGATTGAGTTATTGTAGTCCTCTCCCATCGCTAGCATCATTCCCGTAAAGAGACTCTCCCATGACTTGATGGTTTTGTAGGCTTCATTGCCCTCGGCTAGCAGAATGTTGTCTCCCCAGTCCCAGCATGCCTCCAAATCCTCTGCCAACGGAAGTCTTTCTGAGCCCGGAATTCGCGCCTGCCTCGGATACGTGCACATTATCCATGCTGCTCGCCTCGTTATGTGCAGGTCTAGAACCATTGCCACAAAGCTCCTCGGGACGGCCATCAGGGTTCCCGCTCTACTGTCGTCCTGAAGCCAAACAGACCCGTTGTGCTCTATAAACACCCCGTTGGCTACCCTCCATGTGTTCGTCCTGCCTCCAATGAACTTGGTGCCTCTCTCTTCGTCGTCTCCCCCTGGGGCTTGAAGGTCTGACTCTGCTATTATCTCTGACGCTAGTTGGAATGTCTCTCTCATCATCATGCATGCCAATTTGTGAG